GTTCACCCAAATACACCACACCCCCATCGATAGCGGGAACCATTCTCTGTTTACGGATCGCGGCAGTGAAGATCCACTTCCAATCCTTCTTGGATAGTTTCTGACCATGCCATTCGACCTGACGGGAAATGTCACCCAATAACGCCCACATCAAAGCGTTCTGACCAATCGACCGTCGATCCTTGGCAATGATCTTGCCAATTAAAGTCTCTAGTTCTTCCATGGATCAAGCCTCAGAGCTAAACCATTTATCCTGTCTTTTCAGGAACTTAGGCCATTCTGTTTCAGTAAAGGATTTATCTTGGATCAGAATGTGGTTGGTAGGCTGTGCGGTGTACCGCCCAAGGTGAGGGAGGGAGAAGAAATAAAACTCCTTGGATTGTGTGGGTTCGGCACTAAACCCATCGCCAATCGGAGCAGCGGTAAATAGATATTGTCCTTCATGCTCAGACCGATTCTGGAGGCGTACACGGGCCTGCATTCCTGAAAGGAAGGGGTACTCAAGGGTTGTGAACTGCCAGCCATAAGCGTCCCACGTTGCCGCATCAGAGGGTTCCCAAGGAACCGCTCCCTTATATAGACAAAGCTGATGGAGTCCTAGATTCCGATAGATAGCGCCACATTCTAGCAGGACATGACAACCCCAAGCACGACCGGGCCATGCGGATAAACCAAACCAGATCGCTTTCATCCAGTCATGTTCCCCACAAGCATTGGGTTCCAGCCAGACATACTGATGCTTCGGGAGAGATCCTGATCCGGTGAAGAGGGTCAACCTTTCCCCCTCCCTCTGATCGCATTAGCCACACCACTCGGGCAGGACTCACAGGTTGGCTCATAAGATTCAGCCACCAAAGCACACGCCTCACGCTCGGCTGCGGCAACGAGGGCGGCGAACCTAGCCATCATTTCCATTGGAACACCATCGCGATCTATCTCACAGAATTCATAGTCATCGCGATAGTAGATGCCAGCTTCTTTCGCTAATCGAATGATGGTTTCCTCATCCATTGTTCTTCTCCTTCAGCTTGGCTTCGACTTCTTTCATCACAGCCCATGCTTCGGGTTCGGCTAGGTTCTCACACGGATCACCTCCAACGAGACAATCGTTAAACTCTTCGTCGGTCAGTCCAACCCATTCACGCTTTGTAGTCCCCACTGGGTCAACATCTTTTCGCATCACGACATAAGCCAACACTTCGCCATCAAACAAGTCAGCTCTGATTGTGACGATAACGTAGTCATCTCCCGCTTGTTGCTGCATCTTTTCTGCGCTGTCGTAATCACGAAAGCCAATCCAAATCATAGCTTCCCCTCTTTCGCCAAAACATAGTCGTACCGTTTAATCCCACGCCTCGCTGCATTGACCACCGCACTAGGACGCAGCCCCAATTCTTTCGCAAGAACAGCGTAGGTCATTTCAGCAATACGATCTTTTGATTTCTTGAGCTTTATGATTTCCCGATACTGGTCTAGCGAAATCCTTGGAAGGTTGCCCGGTAACTTAGGCTCCTTCATCGTAACCATCTTCCACTATATCCATGTGCATCGTAATGAGACAGGACTCAATTAACCTTAGAACCCCTACCGTTTCCGCTAACGAGATCTCTCCATCGTATTCATCTAACACCTCGAAGATCTTGTCAGCTAGTTCCTGATTCTTAGAAAACTTCTTTTTGAAGTTACGCTTGATTACATCGCCCATGTGTTTCCCCTATGCCAGATAAAATCCAATGGCTGTCCCAATAATTAGCCCGACCATAAAGATCGCAGCTTCCCCTCTACCCCTGTCTTTATCTATTTCCTTATAGCTTTCGATGACCCTCTTTTGATAGGTCACTTCCGCTTCAAGCTCTTCAATCCTGTGATTGAGTCTGTCCTGCGAGTATTCCATCGCCCTTCTCCAGTTTGTCTATCAGCCTGTTTAAATACCATGCTGCTTTCTTCGCATCTTCCAGTGGCTTTCCCTTATGCCACATCCGAAACAGATACTTGAGTGCTTGCCATTGCAAGGTTCCCGTGATCGGAGATGGTGCAAACCTTACGACATCCTCTATTGCATCGATGGCTTCTTGGTTCCCCGTGGTGTAGTGGCTGGGGTGGTTGACGGGATCTCCTTTTTGCTGTGCATCCATCCTTTCTTTGTCTCCTTAAATCCCACTGCCAGTAACGCTTCTTCAATGCGGCAATTGCCTAACACGTTCTTATGTCTACGGAACGAATCAGGATTTGCGAACAGTCTTTGACACTCTCCGCACCGCCTTTGCTTTGATACCTTCACCATTCTTTAGCCTTTCGTTCTCAGTCCTGAGCCGTTTAATCTCATCGTAACAAGCCCACAACACCCCACCGACTGTCAAGAACTTCATCTCTGTAGTCGTTCCTACATCGTTGATCTCTTCAGGTAAATCCCGAATGAGATCCAAAATATCGTCTTCGGTTTCCATTAAGGTATACCGTGATGGTACAAATCCTCTAGCTCTTTTCTCACATAAGTCAGCTCTGCTTGAAGTGTCTTGATCTCTTGCTCAATCACAGTGGCTTCCTTGTACATCCCACGCCCACGCAAATTTGCAAAGGCTGTTTCCAACTTCATGCCCTGCGTCTGGTTATAACGCCACGGCATCTTTTCCATTTCACGCTGCCAAGAACCCGGCTCACTTTGATTGTCAATCATGATGTCACCTCATTTGTGAACGAACCTTTGCCTCAGTTTCAACCGCTACAATATCTCGCACCAAAGTCAATAGCTTGCAGATCACATGGCTATCGGACTTCTTCTCATTAGCTTTATGAAGCTCATCGAACTGTGCAGCAAGTGCATTAATCATCGCCCAGTCGATAAACTCTAGCTCACAATCATCATTGATTTGCGCCCACACCTTTTCCTGTGGGGGCATGGGAACCATATCCTCTTTCTTTACGTCAAGGAAAGAGATGTCATCGTCCTCTTGCATTCTGCAATCTCCTTTAGTGTGTGTATCACTTGATCCATTTGCTTATCCCACGGAGCGACCATGCTCTCGCGGTTAAAGATCTCGACACTTGGATACCATAAAGATCGATTCCCGTCCTTGCTGTTCCAGTACCAGAGTTTATTGGCATCCAATAGCAGCACAGGTTTACCCATTGCCCCTGCGATATGGACATTGGCATTACTACAGGACACCACCACATCACAGAAACGAATCATGGAAGCGACCCCTTCCAGATCGAAGAACGTGTTGACTGTAGTCTGTAGGATACAGTGTCCGGTCTCCTGCTCGAACCCTGCAATGGCTTCCTTTGATTTACCGTACTGAAGATTCACCACCTTCACATTGGGGATATCAAAGATCGGAGCGAACTGATGGAGCGGAACGCTCTTGTGTTCCCCGACTCTGGGTGCAGTGCTTGCCCAACTAATGCCAACCACAAAGTCTTCCTCTTTCAAACTCAGTTGTTTAAACAGAAGTTTGCTTTGCTCTTTGTCGGCAATCAGATAACGCTCAGATCGGTGGACAGGGATATCATCGAACGAATGGATGAACGCTTTCCCTAAGCTGCCAATCGGAATCTGTGAATCGAATGACATGTTCTTAACACGGGAATCATGGCGAATGAATTCGATATGGGGCATCGCTCTTTGCATCATCCCCATCAATCGAATATCCACCATCGCGGTAACCTTCTGAGTAATTTTACTCAGAGCGTTGAGTAAACTCGCGTACAGGGTTTGATCTCCAATGCCCTGCTCACACCACACCAGTACTGACTGATAACCTTTGTCGATCTCCCATCGCGGGAGCTTGGTCTTGAGCTTGGGAGATTTAAACGCATCGCTTTCCCAACGGGACTCGTACCAATCCCAACCTTTCTCAAAGTCTCCCAACTGCAAGGACATCAGACCCATTGTCCACTTGGTATCGGGACTATCCGGATCCATTCGCAATGCCAATTGAAAATCTCTAAGTGCTTTCTCCCAACGTCTCATCTCCCAGTGAGCGCGACCGCGTTGCACCAGACCATTCACCAAAAGCGGATACAGCTTGACGATATCATCAAGGTTGGTAATCGCCCGATCAAACTGATCGTTGTTAACCAGTTCAACTGCTTCGTTAAAAAGATCCTGAATAGATTTGCTCACCAGTAATCCACTCCGCTTCTGGAACATCTGACATTGGGAGGCGGGACATGCCGCCACTGGTAATCACGGCAGGCTTTGAGATCAGTCCAGAGTTTTTTAATCAGATTAAACATGCACCCTCCAAGAACCCAGCGACACCCCCATGATGCCGCTGGGTATTAAATTAGAACGGCACTTCTTCCAAGGACTTTTCCTTATCCACCCACTTATTCGCTGACAAGGAAATGTATTGAACACCAGACTTGCTTGTGTTGTTCCATGCAGAAACGGATAGCTTGATCGGTCGATTGGCTTTCGCTTCTTCGATCAGTTCCTTCAGCAACGCTTTGGTGAGTGTCAGTTCACCACGCATTGCAGGATGTTTATCTGACTTGCGATCACGCACCTTGAACAACGCACCTTGCGTTCGATCTCCTGAGTTGTAATCAACCATTGGTTTCTCCTTCCAGTTTTGATTTCAGTTCCGTAAAGCCGGTCTTCAACATCTCGTACTGCTTCGGATAGTTGCTGTCCAAGATATCAATGACCTGCTTGTTATCACTCCAGAATTTCCGGAGAGAATCTGTGTTGCTGCAGAACTTGTTTGCAAATTCCATCAGCTTGCCTACCACTTCCGCTGCTCCCTCTTCACTGGGAATATCATTGAACCCCTGCTTGGTGGGAACCTTTTTCTTGACCGACTTGATCGGGGTCTCATCGATCAACGGATCATCAGGGGTCGTAGCTGCGGTGACATCCTCACCCGCATAGATCGCATGACCCAACCCGAACATACTGACGCACTTCACTAGGCATCGCATACGGGTATCCGAAATTTTTCTGGCATCGGGGTTCTTGATCGCGTTGTTTTTGTAGTCCATGACCGGAAGCCACATGGATCTGTGGCACTTGCCGATCACGATATCGCAGTGAACGGTGACACTCCCATCAGGGTGTAGTTCATGCCCCGCAAAACTGTATTCAGCTTGCGGATAATGCTCCATCAGAACACCCCAAGCCCATGCCCAACTGAGGTACGATAAGCCATTCTTTTTCTCGACATGCTTGGACACATCGACCTTCGACAACGTGTTCCAGATGTCTGCATATGTCGGCTCCGACATAGTATTCTCCTGTTGTGGTTGATTGATTTATTCTAACACACCAACTAACCAAGTCAATAACCCGATAACTCTGACATAACCTCTTGTTTATATTGGGAACACCACGCATTGACTCGACACCAGTTCGCTTTGCAACGAGTCGATTCGCCCCTTCGGAACTCTAGTTCCATGCCATCAGTCAGTGCAGCTTTGGCATCCTCTTCGTTATCAAAAAGTTTTTGCGCCCGTCTCTGACCTTTCTTTTTGATTGCCCACTTGGATTCTTTGATCCATCGCTCTTCATCAGAACACCATGGTAGTTCCATACCAGTCAGTCGGTCGAACTCTGCTTTCTGGTGCAGTGCAACACGCTCATTGAGATATCGATCTTGCTCTTCCTCAGACCACATATTGATATCGATCTCGACAATCGGTGCTTTGGGATAGTCGATCTTGTCCTGCGCGTCACGCGAACGCCAGTCTCTCAAGATCGCGATCACCTTCAACCCTTTGACCTTGGAACCTTTGGACTTGCGAACGAGCGCGGCATAACAGTTTAGCTGCCGCTCCCACTCGACCTTGCCCATGATCACCGACCACACCGAGGTAGTCTTGTAGTCCATGATCGTGATGCCGTCCTCTTCGATTCGCTGAACATCAATCGCACCGGACACCACCCAACCATCGATCTCTGTGAAGAGTCGCTCTTCGCTGATGTGATTGTCATCACCTGTCTCTTCAAACATTTTGTGTGCTGCACTACCGAGTACTGCCCACATTTTCTCCGAGACATCCTCTTCGAGTTCTTCCCAATGCTCCTGCTTTAGTATACGAACCCTTGGAGAATCAATGAGTTGCGTAATCGAACGATTACTATCTCCTTTGGAGTACTCATTACGGGTTAACGCTTTCACAACAGGGTTTGGTAACCCAAATTTATTCGTTAGTTTCATACTCTCCAGATCCTCACGCCGCCTTTTGAGATTGAACTACTGAAGTTGTAGTCAGGGTGTTGTTTCTTGAACCGACTCAACCTCACTCGAATGTTATGTAATACTTGATCTGCCTCCTCGTCAGTCTTGCAGTCAATGAGTATGGAATCACCGACCTGTAAATCTTTGAGTGGTAGTGGCCCGATCTTCACTCGCTTGGCGATACGGGGCGGGAGTGGGACTCCCTTATCAATCTTCATTGGAACCTCCTTAGCTAGAAAGATAACACATTAACATTGATAACATGAAAAGGGAAGTATCTTTTACGGTGTTAGGTGAGCCAGCATCTAAGGCTAACAGCAGGAAACTTGTGCGCTTTGGTAACAGACCGGGGTTTATCAAGTCACAGAAAGCGCGTGACTATGTGAACACGTTCAAGTTGCAATGCCCTAAGTTAGATCCTTTGATGGACGGTGATCTGTCTGTGTCCATCACGATCTATTACGCATCACGCAGACCTGATCTGGATGAGTCAGTGATCTTAGATGCGATGCAAGATTTGATTTATCTCAATGACAGACAGGTCAAAGAGAAACATATCTACTGGGGATTAGATAAGGACAATCCACGATCAGAGATCACGGTCAAAAAGAAAGCCCCCGACAGAGACCCATCGGGGGCTTGACCCGCTTGGGGATTAGCAGGTAGTCTCAGAGGTGCAAGTCGAGACGGGTTGGATACTAGACGTATTCACAATACATAGCAACCCCCCGTCCTACTGCCGTCTCAAGCTGGGTGCAAGTTCCAGTTGGCTGAATGCCGTATCGCGATTCAGTCAGGGGTGAATGTTCTGAGGACGTAAAAAAATCAGACAGGCGTAAGCGATAGCTGGCTCCGTCCAGTATGGCGTTCCCGATCCCATTACAATGGGGTTTAGGGGGCGCTTTGCTCCTGCTTCACCATCCAGTATGGGTTACTCAATAGATATTTATATAGATTTATTCACGGTGCATAGGGGAATTACATGAATCTACAACAAGCGGTGCTATCCCAAACTCGTAACAGTCGGATACGCTGTCCGGTCTGTTCAGGTGACCGAAAGAAAAGTCATCTACGGACAATGGGAATTACGGTTGAAGATAATCGGGTGGTGTATCAGTGTTTCCACTGCAATACATCGGGTGCAATCAGAAAGGATCGTTTCATGTATCAAGTCAAAGAACTCAGCAATCAAAACATCAAACCCATTGATCCACCGACTAGTGTCAAGCCGGAGATTGTCGAGAAGTTTTTATTGTCACGGGGCATTGATCCTCAATCTGTACAGGACTACCCGATAGTCGGGGGAACCAAATGGTTTGGAGATATCCAGTCGGAAGTCGAAGCGATTGGATTCTTGTACGGAGATAGCCGCCATCCTCAAGCGATCAAGTGGCGCAGCATCGAAGGGAAATCTTTCACGCAACAGGGGTCAGCCCGATCCTTTTTTGGTTTGAACCAGCTACCCCAAGACAGCACCGAGCTAGTCATCTGCGAAGGGGAGATGGATGTACTTGCGCTTGCGAGCATTGGGTTCCCTGTTCTGGGTTGTCCCAATGGCGCACCCCAAAAGATCAGTGATCGGAAGGTAGATCCCGAGGACGATGGCAAGTACTCGTTTGTGTGGGACGCACGGGAACTGATTGAAAAAGCCGAGAAGATTATCTTCTGTGGAGATCAAGACACCGCAGGCGAGGCTCTCATCGAAGAGCTAGCGCGTCGAATCGGACGGGCGAAATGTTGGAAGGTCACGTTACCTGAAAAGGATGCGAACGAAACCCTCCAGAAACATGGGGCTGATGCTTTACGAGAGGCTGTATTAGCCGCTCAACCCCTGCCACTGGAAGGTGTGTACTCCCCGTCAGAATTCGAGGCTCAGATCCTCTCTCTGTACGATGACGGGGTAGTCAAGGGAGCCAGCACAGGTCTCTCGACCCTTGATCCCCTTTATACCGTACTGCCGGGGCAGCTATCAGTCTTTACAGGACTGCCGGGGTCAGGTAAATCCGAATTGATCGACCAGATATGCGTCAATATTGCCCTGCAAAAAGGATGGCGATTTGCGATAGCGTCTTTCGAGAATCCTCCTGCCATGCATATCGCCAAGCTCGCTGAGAAGGTGATTGGCAAACCGTTTTTCGGTCAGGATCGAATGAACGAGGAAGAGCGGGACTATGCGTTGCAATTCCTGAACGATCATTTCGTTTTCTTGCAGTCCCATGATGGTGCGCCAAGCACGGTGCAGTCGATCATCGATAGAACCAAAGCGGCGGTCATGCGGATGGGGGTCAGAGGTTTGATCATCGACCCCTACAACTATTTGGATATGGGAACGGACAGCGAACACCAAGCGATCAGTAAGATGCTCACCGACATTGTGTTGTTCTGCAAAAGCCACGACCTCCATGCATGGTTTGTCGCGCATCCTGCTAAAGCGTTACCGGATAGTGGTGTACCGAAGGGTCAGCATATCTCTGGCAGCGCGGCGTGGTTTGCCAAAGCAGATATGGGTGTCACCGTCCATCGAAACAAGAACCAGACCGAGGTTCATGTCTGGAAGTCACGATTCAAATGGGTGGGATCGGTTGGCATGGTGGACTTGAACTACCACATCCCTACGGGAACCTACTCAGACAAACAACACTGGAACAATTCCAGTGATTGGGATGTAGACCTGTGAGCTACATCATCCTGAGTGAAGCCGAGCAAAGGCTTGCCAAGTTCCTCGCGCAAAGACGATACGAGAACGCACGAAACAAGGGACTGACGAACGCGAAGATGGGGGATCAGTCAAACGAACTGACCGATCTCGAAGGGATCGCATCCGAGATTGCGTTCTGCAAACTTGCGAACATCTATCCGGATCTGGATCTGGATCACACGAACGCTGCTGATTGTTACTTGAGAGATGGCAGGGCAGTGGATGTAAAGTCCACGACCTACAAGACAGGACGATTGCTGTCGGTGCGGTGGAAGGATGTCACCAAGGTGGATGTATTTGTACTGATGGTCGGAGAGTTCCCCAAGTATCGGTGCGCGGGGTTCATGCAAGCCAAGGATTTGATACAACCTCAGAGGCTCACCGATCTAGGTCATGGAACAGGGTATGCTGCAACCCAGAACGAATTGCAGCCCGTGGAATTCTTGTTCAAATAAAAACCCCCGACACCCCGAAGGATGCCGAGGGTGTCAGGGTTATCGAACCCGAATGGAAGTCGGGCAAACCTCATGCGAGCGAATGGTTTTAACGTACTCGCTCCCGAGGTAGTCGTAATAACAGATCTTATTCATGCCACTCAGCTTCTCGCCTTTGTAGAAGGCTGTCCCTGCAAAGGCACTTGCACTTGCGATCATGGCTAAAAGAACAATCCACTTTTTCATACACTCTCTCCTGCTTCGCGATAAGCCCAAGCCAGACATTGACTTTGGGAACCTTTGAAATATCTAAACTCATCACTGTTAGTGAATGCAACCCATCGATCTTTCCAGATCCTGCCCTCCGAAGGGAACACCCAAACCTTTGGGTTCCCGTTGGGATCATGGAAGGTCAGTGCCTCTGGAACTTTTTGTCTGTGAGTTTTTCCATCATCACCTTTGATACATAAGCCGCTGTCGATGCCCATTCCTCTGCCTCCTCTGGATCGTCAGTTTCAAACGCTCTTACCGCTAGGGTTCGTGCGAATTCAGACAACAGTTTTAAAACTCTGTGATCCTTGAACCGCATCTTCTCCAGATTCTCAGGCACGATATCAAAGATCAATCCGTTATCAGAATCGAACACCTCGAACATGGTGTCGAAGTCGATGTTGTTTTGAATCAACTCAGATTCAGTGAGCATATCGCCTGAGTAAGGATCAACAAACATTCTTTCCATAGCGTCACCTCAAAATGGCATTTCGTTTTCGTACTCTTCGTAGCAATCACCCATCCCTCGTGTCCATGGGTCAGTGGCTAATGCGTTTTCAATTCCTTTGATCCGCTCTTCGATCTTAGCTTGACCCATCAGGATTCGCTGTAACAAGAACGTGATTTGATCTTGCTTTGTGTGTAGCGTGGATAGAATCAGTTCATCTTGGATCATTGGTTAATCTCCTGTCTGTGATGTTGTAGCTCGACCCACTTGCGTGTCAGTGCGTTAGCAATCTCTGTGGATTCTTTTTGATACTGGGTTTGCAGTGCCTCGAACTTAGCAGCAGCGCGGTGTAGCTGTGCTTTGAGTTCCCGATACTCTGCATCCAACATCTTTTCGTAAGGGTCAGTCATGGCTCACCTCTATGTGGCACTGGGGTTCGTTGTCGCAGGGTTCGATGAACGCCGCCAGTAGATAGATAGCTGCGATCAGTCCGAGCCGAACGGCTAGCCCGATTTTGTCAGTGCGGGTCATGGCATAGCCGCCATGACTCGACTGACGATAGCCTCGACCTCACCCGCTTCGCGGCTCATGCCAATGGCATCTAAGTGCGATGCCAGTTCAAGACCCATCGCGATGGCGATGTCCGCAGACTCAGCCTTACGCTTTGCGCGTAAGCCCTCAAGCAGTCCGTCCCTCTCGCTAGCTGTTAGTGTTTCAGGAATCATGCTGCACCTCGCTCGTAATTAAGTTCGACTTCACGTTCATTGTCTGCGTCTTGTTTCGCAACGAAGAACGCTTGAAAAAGATCGACGTAAAATTGTTGCGACACTGGACGATTAGCATCAATTGCTTTGAGTTCCATGCTAGTGGCATGGCTCATGATGTAATCGATCTGCTGCTTGGTTAAGAGAACGGGGATCTTGCCACTCATGCTGCACCCCGTTGATCGATCTGCAATTGCTCATCGATATATTCTTTCGCGGCATCCAAAGCCTCATGCCCTTCAAAGTTGATGAACTTGAAAGGTGCCGTGATTATTTCTGCCTTAGTCAAAAACAGCAGCGTTTTACGTTGCTGCATTCTGCCCACCAAAGTCAGCGAATCATAAGTTAGTTCGATTGAATGACCGCGATGCGTGACGGTGTCTGAGTCCTCTTTGAGGATGTATCCAGTAACGCCTGAGACATTCATGACTGCACCTCCAATTGATATTCGTAAGCCCAATGACCGTTGTCTAAATCGTAGACGGGCTGATCGTTCTGCTCTCCACGGTCTACGATCTGCGCGGGGATGGGGGCGCGAGACCCCCAACCTCCACGCCAAATGACTTGCTGTCCGACCTCGTACTGGTAGTTCATTGTTGCACCTCTGTAGCTTTGTTGATGGCGGTAAGCGTAGCTTTGGCGCTAGCTTTGATGGATGCCGAGCAAAGATCTGGCGCGAACTTGTGAGCGTAATACTCAGCATCAGTTCGTAACGAATTCAGATGGGGATCGTCGGCGCTGACATAGACATGACGGTCAGTTGACTTAACGTCATCCGGTGTCGGCAACCCCCGCTCAGAGTGGTCGATGTAAAACTTCCAAGGAAGTCGAATAAGCTTTGACATGATTGCACCTTTGCTGTTAACGCCAACCTGCGCTACGTTCTGTGTGGTAGTAGTGGTTTCCGATTTCACGCGCAGCGGATTTAGCATCCGCATACGATTGATAGACGCGATCAAGAACTAATCCGGTGACGTTGTTGTAGACGCGCCATTCATTTCCGCATCCCTCAACGCTAGTGTATCGGGTGACTGGGTATTCTTTGGTCTGCATGACGTTGCACCTCATGTTTGTTTGCTAAGTATACATGATAACCTGTGTACCTGTCAAGCGCAGTCCCGCTCATGGTAGGGGCATACATCCAGAACTTCGATAACATCTGAGCCTAGTTCGCACAGCCTGTCTTCCACTTTGTCAGGGTCTGCGTTGCCCAATTCCTCGGGCGTAAAACAGGTCACCGCATAGCCTTGTGCGCGAATCTTGTTTAGCACTTCAAAGATTTCATTCTCGCTCATGATTGCACCTCAAAATTTAATGGATTGGACTTGCACTTCAATGTCGATCCCCATGCGTTTGATATCGCGTAGGTTCACCGCATCGAATGTTTTTTGTTTCATTAGTTGAGCGAACTGCTCCGCGAGTTCGTTGACAGGGTAAAACTTGATCGACCCATACACGTTCCGCTGTTCGACTTGCACAGTCATGGTTAACCCTCCAAGGTGACGGTGTTGGCGAGTCGGTCAGATATCAGACCGTCGCGGTTTAGGTTGTCTACAAATACCGAGAACAAAAACCACACCAAGCTACGGTCACGGCTGTGACGTAGATGCGAGTAAGCTGCCCAGAATTCTTTGCGGACAGCACGGGCTGATGTAATTCGATTGATCATGATTGCTTGTGTATGGTTGTTCATTGGTTCACCTTGTGTTTGAGTATTTCGCGGTATCGCTCCGCAGTCGTTGAATTGGGATAGGCGGCAATGTACTGACGCATACGCCACTCATAAACTTCTTGCTCTTTTTTAAACTCATCAAATCGCGGATCTTGCAGACGTTCTAACCCTGCTATTTGGCTTCTATCAATAATCATGATTGCACCTCCAAGTTTTTTGTTGAGCTAGCTTTGATGGCTGCCTCTTCCGCATAGTACGCACGCCAGAGCGCACTGCGTGCGGTTAATAAATGTGGCGGGTAAGCATCTAGCGTGATGCCACATTCGCGTAGATGACCGAGCGCGTTGATAGCGTTTTCTATGCAGTCAAGCCGCAATTTGCGGATGTATTGAGCGTGGGATTGCACCTCACATTCAGTCTTAAACAACTCAGGCATACCCATGATTGCACCTCCAAGTTTTTTGCAGTATAGATGATAACTTGTGTACTTGTCAAGCGAACGCTTCCTCTTCACCGAGTCTCTCGACAACCTCGTAGACGATGCGCTCGCACTCATGGCGAGTGGGACGCTTGCTCCAACGTTGCTCATCACCGAAGCCGAGTGACCAGACCCAACCTCCGTAGACTTGCACCGCGCAACCCCTGTAGTTCAGCACCCTGTCACTGATTTGTTGTTGATAATCCATTTCGGTTTCTTTGGATTCGTGTCCAAGATGTCCCCATCGACGGTCATCATTGATGATGTCTTGTTTTAAATTTTCATCGTTCATTGTTTGCACCTCTGGTTGATAATTTAGTTGTCTGATGGTCTCATCAGGCGTAGCACCACTACGCGACCCGCCGAAGCGGGTTTCGACCTGTTAGATCACCCCAAGGCGGCGAAGACGTTCGTTGAATTTTTCAGCAATCGAATTGGTGATCACGCAATCAGGATCGAATGCGTCACCCGTGCGATATCTAACATCGTCAAGCATGGCAAGCCATGCAGCACGATCACCCGCGAAATACCAACGTCTGGCATTCGGTCTCGCGGTCTTCAGCCCGTAGACTTCCAGTACGTCGCCAGAATCCAGTGATAACTGGCGAACGATTACTGATGGAACGGATATTTCAAATTGCTGTTCCTGTAGCACAGTGATTCTCCTATCGGGTTTTGATCTTAGTCAACGTAATAATCGTCATCCCATAAGCTGACGCGTTGTTCTGCGCGTTTACGTACGAGACTGGGATCAAGCCATTCATCGAATGGCGGAAATTCAAAGCCACAGGCTCGCGCTTCCGCACGTTCCTCGCAGTACTGCTGATATTTCAATTCGTCGGTCATGCTGCGTCCTCTTCAGCACCGAACACTAGCTCCCACTCGTCTTTCAGTTCCTCGTCAGAGCGGGTTGCAAATCCAATAAATCCATCACGCAAGTAGGCTTTCAGGACTGCATGATCGTTGTCTACAAAGTCAAGATCCCTGTCCTCATTCCACAAATAGCTGATCGATTCTTTGATCAACGCTTCGATAACTTGTTCTCTCGTTAAATCTTTGTATTGCATAGTTGCACCTATGTGGGTTGGTTGTCTGATGGTCTCATCAGTACGGGCATCACCCGTAGACCCGCCGGAGCGGGTTTCGACCTGTTAGGCGGCTTCCTTAAGTTCCTCAGACTCACGACCGAGCAACAGTTCGGATGCCTTGCGAGCAAGCGATGCAGCTTTAAAGATCGCCCGTTTGTCATTCTTGAGAACGCTCAGCCAGTTGTTTAAATACTGGGCGTGATCGACTCGCGGGGAGTTGGTGATACCGAGTTCCGCGCACAAAAACGCCGCACCTAGCTCCGCGACCAGTTCCTCGAACGCATAGTCTGAGTTACCGAAACTTGCTAGCTTGTGACGATTCAAGCGGGTAGCATGACCCGTCCAATGCACCAACTCATGCGAGAGGGTGCTGTAGTAGCACTCAGTCGCTGTCGAATGCTCAGTGCCGCGAAACAGTGACTTGATCGGCATATGCACAAAGTCACCCGCAGGTGAGTAAAAAGCGCGGGATTCAGGCGATTCGCGGATATCCGCACCTGTCCCTTTTGCCCATGCTTCGACGGATTCCATATCCATGACTTCGACCGGATCGTCTGATGGGTTGTCGAAGCTGCGAGCGTAGTCACCCTCGACCTGTTCCGAGTTGAACACGGTCGAATATCTGATCATTGGGAACACCGAGACGTTACCCTCTGAATCCTCTTTTTTCAGCATCTT